TACAGCACATGGCCGTAGCCAATCGTCCAGATGTGAGCTGGGCACAGGTAGGGGCGGTTGCGGTAACCCTCATACCTGTGCATCAAGTCAGCGCCGACCTTGCTCAGTTTCATGGCTTTGCTTTGCATTTGTCAAAGTGATAGCGCCGCATGTTGCCGCCACCACCCTCAACTGCACAGTGTGGGCATTTAAGAACTTGGCGCTTGCCCTTGCAAGCCTCGCTCAGTTTTGAGCGGTAATTGGGGTCATCGAGCCTCTTTGCGGCTCCTTTTACATAAGCGCTTCTTTCCCTGCGTATACCTGTTGCGCCGTTAGCGTTCGGCGCTTTGTTGTATAGCTCTCCGTTCCACATCTCCAAAAACGCGGTCTCTAGTGTCTTTGCTTCCTCCGCTGTATCGGTGGCCTTAAGTATGCGGAACTCAAATCCACTCAGCCCCAATCGCCGCGCATCTTCAGCATATCCTTGATAGTGCAAAAACAAACCTTTGTTGATGTAGCACTTGTGGTGCCGCATCCTCAGCTCTACATTCTTAGAGCTGCCAATGTACGCCTTGCCGGTATGCTTGTTGACGATAGCGTACAAACCAATAGTCATTTTTTACTCCAAGTCCTTGACCCGAACCAAAATCCTAGTATACCACTCAACATAGCCATTTCATCCGGGCTGAAGATGATGTCAGAGTACTTCAGCACGTCGTCCATGCTTTTGATCATTCCAGGGTTCGTGTACAGGTAGTAGCACAGGAACAGGTTGATCAGCACCAATTCAATCACAAAGATGTACGTCACCGTCGGACGCACAGTGCCGACGTAACTGGCAACCCACTTGTGCGCCCTGTCCAGAATCTTCTCGTCGTGCTTGAGCGCGGCTTCCGTCATCTGCGCCTCGGTCTGCATCATGACTTGATCCGTGCGAATCTCCTCGATGCGCTGCTGCGCGGCGTAACCTTGTGCAGCCAGTGCCAGCTCGCGCTCGTTCTGCATCCTGGCCAGTGCAAGCTCATGTTTCTGATCGGCCTTGTTCTGAAAGTATTCAAGCAGCTTGGGCAGGCCGCTGATGAGTAGGCCACCAAGGGTAGAGATAAGGGACAACATTGATTACTCCTCGTAAACGTAGAAAGGCTCGGTTTCTGTCGTCATGATCTGACTTGGGCTTGCGGCCACAGTGCCACCAATGTATCCAGTACGAGCCACATTCAATCCCATGACCTTGGCAAAGTTCAGCAAATCACGGGCTTGAACCTCTTTCTTCCAGTCGATCTCTTTGCCGTCCTTAGTTACCAGCTTCATAGAGGCATTGCGAATAGCATCAATGCCACTTGGATCAAGGAACAATCGCCTCTGGGCATCTTTGGTGGCCTGATCAATGTTCGCCTGCCCAATCAAGCCCATAATCCTATAGCCCTTTTGCAAGACGCTATAGATGCCGTTGACCAGCACATTGCTGACTTCCTGGGGCTTTGCACCACCCAAGAACCTCTGCATCATGTTCTGTTCTTCAAGAGCAGCTTTATTGACCGGGAGCTTATCTACATCGATCTTCCTAGAAAGACGAGCAACATCGGCCATAGCAGTGATGCCATCAAGCTCTTTTGGCGTGTAGATGCTGTTAAAGGCCGTCCTATTCTTTCGGAGGTAAGCAAATGGGTCACCAGAATCAAGCATCTGCGTGACCAACTGATTACGCAAAGCCATCTTGACGTTGGATTGCTCTTGAACTGGCAGCTTGTTGATGTCAGCCATTAGCCTAGCGGTGTAGCCCCTGCCTTCGCCACCAGTCATCCTGGAAGCAATACGCTCCACACCACCAGAGTCATAGTCTCTTAGGAAGCTAGTTCCAATGCGAATACGCTCTGCAGAAACAGCGTCATCCAGAGCGATCTTCTCGGCAGCAAGTGCCTGCGCTCTCTGAGTGCTGTCCTGAAGCCTACCTTTGAGGCCAGGAGTCATGTCCAAGATGTCCCTATAGCCGCCGTTGTTGCTGTCGCGGGTAAGCAGTTTGTCCAACTTGTTGTAGTCAATCAGCCCATTGGTAAGTGACTGATGATAGAGCCTCGACATGATCGACTTTTCAGCCAATGGCATACCCTCGTCACCAGCAACACGCAGAAACTGCGAAAGCGCTGTTGGAGAAGAGGCGATCTGAGGCGCAATCTTTTCTGCGTAATCTTGCGAACTGATACGTTGCACAGCATCGGCATCTCGGAACGGGATTCCAACCTTCGTGTAGTAGTCAGTGTCGAGTTGTCGCATGGCATCACCAAAGGTGACATTCTCGCCACGGAAATTGACATTGATGTTACCGCTGGCGTTCTCAACCTTGTTCAGCGCCTCATCCACTCGCTGTTGCAGCAGAGACAGCTTTTCACGGATCGCAGGATCGCGAACATCACGGAGATCTTTGGCAACTCGGCGTTTCAACGAGTCCAAGCTCGTAATATCCAGACCCATAGTCAAATCCGGACCAGTTGTAGCCGGGAGCATCTCACCACTAGGAGCAGGCGCACGAGAAGCCCTAAGTGCCTTAAAGTTCTCAGACTGCTGGTTAACAAGTCGCAACAGATCGGACTGACGACCCCAAGGATCTCGCCTAAACAAGTCAAAGGCCGTGTTCAGAAGATCTTGTGTGTCTTGAGCAGGAAGGATTGCGCCTTGGTCAGAGGCCTGCTGTTTGACAGAGTTGTACTCAGGAGACAACGCATCCCTAGCTGCTCTTTCACGAGCCACCACAAGGTTCTGAATGGACTGACCAAGTTGGGCAGGTGCAGTCGTGCCCATTAGGTTCAAGTTGGCTGTCATGTTACTCAACTGATCGTTGATAGCATTGACACGCTTGTTAAAGTCTACTTTGACATCTTCCAAAGCCTTAATTTGCGACGGGAACTGCATCGGCCCACTGGGGAACTCTGTTTGCGCCCTTGCTGCAACAGCCCTCTGTAGATCAGCATACAACTTCGCCAACTCGCCCCTGAATTTCAAATCCTTACCGGCCAAATCAGTCAGAGTAGTACGCAATGCAGCGTTGTCAAGACCACTGATGCCAGCGCCAGTGCCGATGTCTTTCCCGGTGACAAACTTCACCCTGGCCTGGATTTCATTGACTCGCTTGAGCAGATCAGGATCTGAGTCAATGGCTCTGGAAACGAGGCTCTGTGCCCTGGACAAGCCTTCCATGTTTGCCAAGTCAGCAACATCAACTTTTCCGGCACCACGAACTTTATCAATGGCAGCTTCACCTGCTTTTAGAGCGCCAGCGCCACTGAATAGAGAGAAAGTTATGCCTCCAATGACGCGGCCAACATCCCCACTAAGTTGTCCTCCGACCTCTCCACCAAACTCACCGCCGACACCAGCCATGCCGCCAGCAAGTGCTTGTACACCCTTACGGGCAAGACCGGCACCTCCCAACAAATTCAAAGGATCTCCAAATCCTTCTGCAAAACTCATCAAATATTTCTGTGCTTCTGTGGTGGGACGAACATTACCTCCACCAAGCATCCCAGTAATATTTCGCTGAGTGCTTTGATAGGATTGCTGGAATGCTTGTCCTGGTGAGACAGAAGGCTCAACTTGCGAAGACGCATCAAAGAACCTGGTACCAATTGGGAATACTACTCCTGGTGTACCAAGCATAAATGGCGTACCACCTTGAGTCATCCCTTGGCCAGCCATTGAACTAAGACCCATAAACAGACTAGGTGTACCAGCAACAGCTCGCCTCAATCCTTCTACTAGTACCTCACCAGTAGAAGAAGCAGGGCGAACGTCAGCGACATCACGAGGCCGCATACGGATAGCCATAGCAGCTAGTTGCTTCGCATCCTCCGTGTTTCCAGCCGCATCAGCACGGCGCAATGCCTCTAGAACTTGCTCGTAGGTTGACATTGGATGCTCCAGTTATCGCGGATTTTGGCCAGGGGTTTGGCCATACTTACGCAAAAGCGCGTTTTCTTCTTCCCTTGACACAGTCCTGCCACCCGCTCCAGGAGCCGTTCCTGCCCCAGGAGCAGCAGCCGCTCCAGGAGCTGGCTGTGGTTGCACTTCACGGAATTTCGCCAACTCGTCGTCAATCTGTTTCAGTCGTTTCTTGAAACTTGGAGAGTCGGCGTAACCCAAGATGTCTGCCTGACTTGCGTATACATTCCGCTGCTCAAGCAAAGCACCACGATAAACATTGGTCATAAAGCGTTCTGCTTGCTGTTTGGTGACAGAAGTCACGCGGCCTGTGAAGAACTCAGCCGCCATAGCGGCAAGACGGTCATCCAGGCCACCCGTCCGAGCATACCTAGCAACATCTTTATCAGAAAGCTGGTTGCTGTCAAACAACTTGGCGATACTGGTTGGCAATGCTCTAGCTGCAAAATCGTTGGAAGTGGACTGACGAATCACATTCAAGACACTAGGAGCAGCAGAAATCATTGCCGCCGTCTGCTTAAACGTAGGCTGATCCTGTAAAAATTTCTCAAATTGAATCCAATCTTTTGGAGGGATTGGCTGTCCAGGAAGAACTGTCGCACCAGATTTAGCTTTCTCCTTGTCTTCATCAGTGATGCGTTTATTGACACGTTCCTGTTGAGTGGGTGTCAAATTGATATACGAAGTTCCGTTAAACATAGAAAGAGCATAACGGTTTGCTCGCTCTCCAAAGCTCAACTGTTGCCCAGTCTCTTTCGAGATGGCAGCATCAAAGTTACGCACAAGTGAACTATTAACATCTGCCCCATTACGAATGGCTGTATCACGTTCAGCAATAAGACGACTCAGAGGCGTAGGCTTAGATGCTTCGCGGATAGATTTCAACTCATCTTCTAGTTGCTTGCCTTCAAGTTCTGCATCTTTGACACCAGCAGCACGGGCGCGACGAATTGCTGAGAGCCGTGTTTCGATCTGCGATACCCTAGAAGCTGTTTCATCCCTTGCAGCAGTAGCCTGTGCAGCAGGAGCAGCGGGAGCAGCTGGAGCGGCAGGAGTGGCAGCAGCAGGAGCCATCCTAATGCCAAGAGCCTCCATGTCTCTGCGAAACTGACCGGCCATGTCACTTTGAGCTGGCGGCTGGATGTTGAACTCAGGAGCGTCTACGTTAACGCCTTGCGCCCTCAACATTTCGCGGAATTGATTGCGAGACGTAGCGTAGTCTTCTCTGCTTATGCCTCTAGTCTGTTGTTGGTCAGCAAGCCGTGGGAACATTCCGGCTGGCAGGTAGCCATTGGCTTCAAAGAATTTAGCCGCTTCCTCGCCGTATTCATTGAAAATTTCCTGCGCCATGCCAGACCTTGGTACTGCTGGAGTCGCAGTCTGTGCTTGCACAGCGGCAGCCGATGGAGGCATTGCTGCT